ATAGTAAACGCTGGACACCAAAAAATTAATGCAGATCTAAGAATGGAGATTAAAGATCTACAAGAAGAAATTAAACATCTTAAAGATCCATTAAATCAGTTGAGGAAAGATGGAGATCTGTAATGGCCAGGGGAACTGTTCACGGCAATTATTTTAATACTGGAGATCCATATTCGGAGTGGTGCAGAGAAAATAATGTTTACATGATCGATGTTGATGCTTGTGGGATTTGCAAGAATTGTAAGGATCCGTTGTATCTGGCCGAGACGTGTTTTGATCGGGGCCAGACGTGGAAAGCGACAAAGACAACTGAAGCTCTAGCAAGATTAGCTGGTTTACCTTCCTTCCTGGTTTTTTATAAGGTTGATAAGAATAGAATAGTTGAGAGCTTGAGAGTAACGCAGCTAACCCCCACAAGAAGCCAAGAAACTTTAGTTCTACCCGAAGGCTGGTTCCAAATATTAGAATTTTTACAAGATCAACATAATATCATTTGTTCAAAGAAAGTTACGCAATGAGTTTATTTTTTGTATCAGATTTAACAGTGCTAAAAGACGTGAGGGTAAGCAACCAAGATTATAGGGTCTATTCGTGCCTAGTAAGCTATATGAACAAGGAAACTGGAATTTGTTATCCAAGGCACGCAACTATCTCGAAGGCTATTGGGATGTCTCGTACGGCCATCTATCGGTGCATTCTCCACCTTGCCAAGCTGGGTTACGTAACTGTTAAGCGTAGATCCTCGACTAATGAATATTATTTGCCACAACAATTAAAGCTGCAAGAAATAAGGAAAAATAACATACGTTCCACTTTTGCAACATCTGATGTTTCGAAAACGACTGATATTAATAAAACTAATAATATTAACTATAATAGATTTAATAAATATAATAGCTATCAAAGAGCAAGATACTCTCCCCCCACCGCTAAACATAGTGGAACATCAATAGAGTATGAAGGCGAGCAATACGAGTACATTGCAGAATATGGTGATAGCATTGAATACAGAAATAAGAACGGGGATAAGATTGCAAAGCATAAGTGGAAGAAAGACGAACCTATAAAAAAGTTTGATGCCATCGAGAAGGTGGCTGTTTGAAGTTAAGGTGTGTGAAATTAATGGAAATATTAGATGAAGCTGGTTTAGCAGAACGATTTATGCCAAAACCTAAATTACCTAAAGCTGCGTCTATGTTTGATATCCTAAAATTCTCTTATGATAGAGACGATCACGGTTTCTATGAGAATAAAGATAAATTAAAACTTCGAGCCAACAACAAACAAATTGCTTGCTGGGAACTAACTATTATTGAATTGTTACCCTTGGTTGAATTACAAGAAAGACAAATATTATGGCAAAGATCAAAAAGATATTCCTGGGTAGCTCTTGGAAAGATGTTTGGCTGCCATCGAGTAACAATAAAAAAGAAATATTTGAACGCACTATTTAATCTTGAAAGTAAGCTCACAAAATCAGTTATAGACAAGATTGATCTAATTTAGTAATTAAAAAAGTACAGTTGGATATAAAAATATCTGAACATTATGGCTGGTCATCCACTTAAAAAAATCCAATGCGAAAGTATCGCAAGAACATCTGGTAAACAATGTCGAGCAAAGGGATATTTAAAAAAGTCGGGTCATTATCGGTGTCGCTTCCATGGTGGAGCTTCAACGGGAGCTATAACATTAGAAGGCAAATTGATTGCTTACAAAAATTTAGTTCAATTTAAGAACTACACAACGGAACAATTATTGACATGGATACAAAACAAACAGACGAGATCATCAAGCGTTTAGAGCTTGGCGAGCCTTTATCAAAGATCACCAGAGATAAAAAACTTCCAGACGCTTCAACAGTTTACAAGCACTCAAGAGATAATAAAGAGCTTCACGATAAAATCATGCAAGCAAGACAAACTGGCGTTTGGACTTTACTTGATAAAATTGCGGAAGATATGGAGATCCCAAAGACACCACAAGAAACACATTTTTTAAGAGAGAAATATTCACACATAAGATGGTTGGCTAGTAAACTTGCAGCTAAGACGTTTGGCGACAAGCTACAACAAGACATTAAACAAGATACAACAATTACTGTTAGTTGGGGAAATCCGAATGATATGGTTGATGCTAAAAAGATTGTGGAAGAAATACAAACGACAGCTGTTCCGAGCTTACCGAATAATTAAATAACCAAGTTGGTAATAAGTGTTGACACATTGGTAATGCTTTGATATTCGTTAGTTGAATGAAAAATAAAACTAACTTAACAAAGGAGCAAACAATGTCAGATGCTTATGACTTCGATAGATTTTTAATTAAATCAAATGGTAGCGTTACAAAAGATAATGGTGATGTCTACGGAAGCAAAGATACTAAAAATCACGTTTACGCTGAGAACTTAAAAGACGCTAGAGCAAAGGCTGTCAAAAAAGGTTTAACTGTGAAAGGTGGTAAATAATGGCACAAAAAATGTTTTTAGATGCTCAGTACAAGCAGCTAGTTAAAAACTTCAAAGAGCAAGACGGAACTAAGGAGTTCAAAGCTGTTGTGAAGTTATTCAATCCAGCTGGTATCGGTACTTGGTATCTATCAGAGTTAAATCCAGAAACAAATGTTGCGTTTGGATTAGCTGACGTTCACGAAAAAGAGTTGGGATATACTTCTATCGATGAGTTGAAAGCGTTCAAGGCTCCATTCGGTTTGGGTATCGAGAGAGACACTAGCTTTGAAATGAACAAGCAAAGTTTACAAGACTTAAATCAGTAGAACAATTCAGCCAGGTTCAGTAGAGATACTAGCCTGGCTTTGTTGTATCTAGCCTGGAGTACCTTGGATCTCCGTGCTTTTATACTGAACGCCTGGCTCCTCGCCAGCGGGTATGAGTTCGGATATAGAGAGAGTTGAGCTGCTACTGTCTCTTTACTGTCTCTTTGATTGAATAGATAAAGAATAACGCCAATAGTTGGTAGGTTTCCAACCTACGAGCCAGGTATTTGCATATAAATAAAGAACAATGCAAGAACATTTAGGGGGGTATACCCCGAAATCCACCCGCATTTTTTAAATATATATAAGTTGGGAGTTCGACACACACGCAGACACAGACAGACACAGATTATGAATAAGAAATTAAAACACAAAATGATTACTGCAACAGTTTTTTTGGCTGAAGATACCAATGGCATGGTTATACACTTAAACGGCTTTAACGACACAAAACACGCAGATGATTTTGTAAAAAAGTTAATGAAAAAAAGTGGGATTGAGTACAACTCAATTTTAGATCTTACTGAACTACCCACCTTACACTAGGAGAAAACATGGATAAGATAATAAAATATTGGAATAGTAGAAGTACAAATATTAAAGCAGCTGTAGTGGCCGCTATAGTTATTGTTGTAATTTCTATAATTTTTTAATGCACATCCAAATACCTTATACGCCTCGGCCATTACAAGCGAAGCTGCATGAGGATCTGGATAAACATAGGTTCGCAGTTTTAAACTGTCATCGGAGATTTGGAAAAACAATACTGGTTATACTTCATTTGATTAAGAAGGCTCTTACCAATGATAAGAAAAACCCAAGGTATTATCTGATCGGGCCAACATTCGTAAGTATTAAGAGGGTTTGTTGGGATTATTTAAAGCAATACGCTGGCTGTATTCCTGGAACTACATTTAACGAAACCGAGTTAAGATGCGACTTTCCTAATGGCGCAAGAATAACATTGATGTCTGGAGAAGATCCAGATCGTATTAGAGGAATTTATGCAGATGGTATTTGCGTAGATGAGGTTTCACAAATGAACCCAAAACTTTGGCACGAAATTTTAAGACCCGCTATCTCTGACAGAAAAGGATTTGCATATTTTATTTCGACACCCGCTGGGATGAGTAATATATTTTATGATTTATACCAGTACGCATTAAGCGATCCAAAGTGGTTAGCTTATACTGCTAAAGCAAGTGAGACAAATTTAGTAGATCAAGAAGAATTAGACGCTGCCAAAGCACAGATGGGGGAGAGTAAATTTCTCCAAGAATTTGAATGCGATTGGATAGCAAATGTAACGGGAAGTATTTATGGAAATATAATACAAAAATTAGAAGATAATAAACAAATAAGCAGAGTTGCGTATGATCCAAGTTTGTTAGTTCATACCGCCTGGGATTTAGGTTATGGAGATAATACGGCAATAATATTTTTTCAACAAGTTGGTAATCAAATAATGGTTATTGATTTTTATGAAAACAACAAAGAAGGTTTGCCGCATTATGTTCAAATGATTAAAGATAAAGATTATGTTTATGGCGAACACTATGCGCCACACGATATAGAAGTAACAGAATTTAGTAATGGTAAGACAAGACGAGAAGTTGCTTATCAATTAGGAATAAGATTTAGGGTACTGCCAAAACTACCATTGGAAGATGGTATCCACAATTTAAAAATGGTGTTACCTAAATGTTGGTTTGACGCAGAAACAACTAAACCATTAATAGCTGCATTAAGACATCATCATCGAAAGTTTAACGACAAGATGAGAATTTTTAGTGCAAAACCCGTTAAGGATTTTAGCTCACACGCTTGCGATGCTGCAAGATACATGGCTATATCTTTATCGGAATTACCAAGACAAAAAATGGCTGAACAACAAACAGCTGAAAACGATTATTCAATACACCAGGAGAAATAAATTATGGGTTTTTTAATGCCAAAAGTACCAGCAATGCCAGCTATACCACAGCCACAAGCTTTACCAGAGCCGCCAAAGTATGATGATAAGGATAGAGCTGCGGAGACAGCAGCAAAGCAAGCAAAGATGAGAGCTGCTAGAACGGGTAGATCTGCAACAATTTTAACGTCAGCTCAAGGATTAGAGGATGACGAAACTACAACTAAAAAAACTTTATTAGGAGGATAATATGGGAGGAGCAGTAGCAAGAGTATTTAGACCACCAACACCCGCACCCGCACCAGCACCAGCTTACGCAGCACCTACAAAAGCTGAAGTATCACAAGCAACATCTACATCTGCTATTGATATGAAAAAATCACAAGGTAGATCAAGCACAATATTAACTGGCGCAAAAGGTTTAGGCGATAACGCATTAACCACATCTAAAAAATCTTTACTCGGAGGGTAAATGGCAGAAAATTCAAAAGCAAAAATGGTAATAGAGAGATATAAATCTCTTAAAGCACAAAGAGTTACTTGGGAAGATCATTGGCAAGAAATTGCTGATTATTTTTTACCAAGAAAAGCAAACATCACAGAGAAGCATACGGCTGGCGATAAGCGTCACGATCAAATTTTTGATGGAACTGCCACACACGCATTAGAATTGCTGTCTGCAAGTCTTAATGGGATGCTAACTAATACTATTTCGCCATGGTTTGTTTTAAAATTTAGAAATGCAATGGCAGCTGATAATGATGCTGCTAACGAATGGCTTGAGAGTTGCGCAAAAATTATGCAACAAGTGTTTTCAAGATCAAACTTCCAACAAGAAATATTTGAATTATACCATGAGTTACTAGCATTCGGTACGTCTGCTATGTTTATTAGCGATGATGTTCAAGATGATTTAAGATTTAAAACTTTACACATATCAGAAATTTATATTACTGAAAATGATAAAGGTATGGTGGATAGTTTGACTAGAAGATTTCATCTTAAAAATAAAAACATATCTTTAATGTATCCCGATGCAGTATTACCAAGAGCTATTATAAAAGATATAGAAGATAATCCTTATGATGATGCAGTAATTATTCATTCAGTTTATCCAAACGATACTCCTATGGGGTATGACAATAATAAAAATATGGATTGGGTATCTTGTCATGTTCACGAAAAAACTGGAACATTATTAAGAGAAAGTGGATTTAAAGAGTTTCCTTATGTAGTGCCACGTTATTTAAAATCTTCATCTAATGAAATTTATGGAAGATCTCCAGCAATGAATGCGTTGCCTGATACCAAGATGTTAAACACAATGTCTAAAACGACTATTAAAGCAGCACAAAAACAAATTGATCCACCTTTAATGGTTCCCGATGATGGTTTTATTTTACCAATTAGAACTGTTCCTGGCGGATTAAATTTTTATAGATCTGGTACAAGAGAAAGAATTGAACCTTTAAATATTGGTTCCAACAATCCACTTGGTTTACAAATGGAAGAACAAAGAAGAAAAGCAATTCGAGAAAACTTTTTTGTCGATCAGTTAATGACAGCGCAAGGCCAAAACATGACAGCAACAGAAGTCATGCAAAGAACAGAAGAAAAGATGCGATTACTTGGCCCCGTGTTAGGTAGACTTCAATCTGAATTATTGCAGCCACTAATTACTAGATCATTTAATTTATTATTAAAAAATAATAAGCTACCCCCAATACCAGAAGAACTTGGCGATCAAGATGTAGAAATAGAATATGTATCTCCATTAGCCAAAGCTCAAAAAAGCCAAGAGCTATCATCTGTTATGCGTGGAATAGAAATATTTGGTTCAATGCAAAATATAGCTCCCGTTTTTGATTATATAGATATTGATGGTTTAGTTTCTCACATTCAAGAAGTGTTAGGCTTACCCGCAAAAATTATGAGATCAAAAGCTGAAGTACAACAAAGACAACAACAAAAACAACAACAAGAAATGGAACAAATGCAATTACAACAAGCGCAGCAAGTCGCAGAAAGTGCTGGTAAAGTAGCTCCAGCTTTAAAGGTTCTAGGTGGACAGTAAAGAACTTAAACAATTAGAACTTAACTATAAAAAAATTTTTAATTCTACTGAAGGCAAAGAAGTCTTGGAAGATTTAAAAAAAAGATGCAGTTTCTATTCTACGTCACACATAAAAGGCGATAGTCACGAAAGCGCATTTTTAGAAGGAACAAGATCAGTGGTCTTGTTTATTAATAATATGCTTAATAAAAAACCTATGGAGGATAAATGAGCAGCGAAACAAACCAGGTAGCAGTTGAGCCTACAAGCCAAGTGTCTGCGGAAACACAAACAACAACAACATTAACACCAGAAACAGTAGTAACAGATTGGAAAGCAAACCTATCTGAAGAAATAAGAGCAGATAAATCTTTAGAAAATATTAAAGATATAGAAGGTTTAGCAAAATCTTATGTTCATGCACAAAAAATGGTTGGAGCTGATAAAATTCCAGTACCCAACAAATTTGCAACAGATAAAGATTGGGATGCCGTTTATGAAAGACTAGGCAGACCAGCGGATGCTGCTGGATACAAATACGATTTACCAGAAGATCAAAAAATAGATGACGCTGCATTAAAAAACTTTTCAGATCAAGCGCACAAACTTGGATTACTTCCTGGTCAAGCAAATGGTATGGTAAAATTTTATAATGAAATGACAGCTGCATCTATGCAAGAAGCTGAAACAACAGCTGTTGCTGCAAGAGAAGCTAGCTCTACTGAACTCAAAAAAGAGTGGGGTCAAGCATTCGATCAAAAAATATCACAAGCAGCAAATTTAGCTAGATCAGTTGGCGCAACAGAATTGTTTAACGCTAATATGGCAGACGGAACTAAACTTGGAGATCATCCAATTATGATAAAAGCGTTTGCAGAGTTAGCGGGTAAAATGGGAGAGGATAGTATTACTCAATCCTCTGGGCCAACATACCAAACACCAGCTCAACTAGATAAAGAAATAGGAGAATTGACTATGCCAGGTTCAGCGTATTGGGATAAAACTCATCCTAACCATCATGCAGCAGTTGAAGAAGTTTTAGCTTTACGAGAAAAGAAAAATTCAGTATAGCTAAATTATTGGGATAATCGATAGACCCCATAAGACATTAGGAAAGACTAACATCTAAAAGATGTAAAAGCCAGGTTTCGACCCGCAAGGATAATCAGCCGTTTAACATAAACATAAACATAACCAAAAAAGGAGATTAGTATGTCTAATCAAATTAC